GCGTCCGCGTCGGCCGCTCGACCTGCTTCCCGTTCTACCGCGACACGCTGCTCGACCTCGCCGCCCGCCCGTTCGGCCGCGACGTCGGGTGGGAGAAGGAGCCCGCCGCCGGCAACGCGGGATTCACTGAGTTCCTGCGCGACGTCGACGGAACCGGCAAGACGCTGACCGTCTTCGCGAAGGACGTGCTGTTCCACTCGATGCACCGCGGGATGGCCCACGTGCTGGTGGACGCCAGCAGCAAGAGCGGCGCCACCCGCGAGACCACCGACGGCCGCCGGGTCTACGCCCAGCGCATCGATGCCCTCTCGATGCTCGACGTGCGCGACACCGCCGACGAGACGGGCCGGAAGCGGGTCACCTACTGCCGGTTCGTGATGCGCAAGACGCTCGACCCGGACTCGTTCGCGCCGAAGACCGAGGTCGTCATCGTCGAGCTGCAGAAGGCACTCGGCGAGGCGGACGGCTGGAAGCTCGAGTGGCGGTTCGACGCGAAGGCCCGGAAGTGGATCGCCGGCGCGAAGGTCGCCTACAACCCGGGCAAGAACGGCATCCCGCTGTTCACGATCTACACCCAGCAGACCGGGCACTACGCCGCCGAGCCGCTGCTCGAGGATCTGGCGTGGGTGAACCTGGCGCACTTCCAGTCGCGCAGCGACCACGCGCACGTGATGCGCATCGCGCGCCTGATCACGCTGGTGACGCTGGGCTTCCCCGACCCGGAGTCGGTGTCGCCGCTGGAGGCGAAGCGCCACGACAAGATCGTGCTCGGCCCGCTGTCGCGCGTGAACTCCGCCCGCAAACCGGCCGACGCCTCGGTGTCGTTCCTGGAGCCGTCGGGCAAGTCGATTGAGCTGTCGTTTCAGGACATGGAGCAGCTGGCGGACGAGTGCAAGCGCCTCGGCGCGCGGCACCTGACCAGCAAGACCGGCAACGTCACGGCGCGCAGCGTCTCGACCGACGACGCGCGGTCGGTGAACAACCTGCAGACCTTCTGCGGGCGCCTCGAGGTGCTGCTGCGCCAGGTGCTCGAGGCCGTCGCCGAGTGGCTGTCGATGGGCGAGCTGCCGGCCGCCGTGCAGCCGAAGATCAACCGCGAGTTCGCCAACGACGTCACGCCGGAGAACGGGGCGCGCGCACTGCAGGCGCTGGCGCAGTACCTGTCGCCGAAGCAGGTGACGATCGAGGCGGTGCGGCACCGGATCCTGCGCGCGGACTTCCCGATCGAGGAGAACCTGCAGGAGCTGAAGGACTGGGCGCAGCAGAACGCTGGGCTCGACGAGGCGATCGCGGCGGCCGCCGGCGGCGAGGAACCGGACCCGGCGGAGGACGAGGAGCCCGAGGACGACGCCGACGGCGAGGTCGCGTGACGCTGCACTGCGACCTGTGCAAGGCTGAGCTGGGCGTGGGCCGGCCGTGGATCCTGCTGAACCGATACATCGTCGGTGACGGGCGACTTCGACGGTCCTGCTCGTTCGACGAGTGGGAGCACCAAGGATCGGCAACCGCCGAGGGGCACCTGCTGTGCCTCTCGCCGTGCTTCGCCACGTGGATCGACGGCCAGCTGATCGCCGGCAATGTCGAGCTCGACAAGCAGGAGGGAACTTGACCAGCACCGCCATCGCCGGCCGCGGCGGACGCCGCCGAGGGTCTCGTGACCGATCGCTCGCCGACCTGCAGGCCGAGTGGGAGAACCGCGAGCTGATGCACGCCGTGCTGAAGGCGCAGTTCGGCAACGGCGCGGCGATCCGGGTCGGCGCGGTCTTCGAACGCCACGTGCTGCAGGAGGTCGCCGACGAGGTCGCGCGGCGCATCGTCAACATCCCCGCCGGCCGGCAGTTCCTCGAGCACCGGCGGGCCCGGTTCTTGGTCGACGCCGTGAAGCAGATCGTGCGCGAGGGCTCGGACCGGGCGAAGACCAAGCTGCTGGAGGAGGCGAAGGCGCTCGCTGGCCTCGAGGTGCGGTTCCTGCAGAGGGCTGGCAAGGACATCCTCGGCGCGCAGTTCCGCACCGCGGCGCCGTCGTTGGTCGAGGCGGCGATCACGCGCCAGCCGATGCTCGGCCGGCCGTTCGGCGAGTGGTTCTCGGACTGGGTGCCGAAGGCGACCGAGAGCCGGATCGTGGCGCGCGTGCGCGCGGGCATGGTCGCCGGCGAGGCGGCACCGCAGATCGTGCGCAGCCTGCAGGGCACGCGGGCGCTGCATTACACCGACGGCGTCATGGCGCAATCGCGCCGCGGCGTGGCGATGCTGACTCGGACCACGATGACGCACACGTCGTCGGTGGCGCGCGACCTGACGTTCGAACGGAACAGCGACGTCATCGAGAAGGTGCGCTGGATCGCGACCCTCGACCTGCGCACGACGCCGCTGTGCGCGAGCCTCGACGGCAAGACGTGGTCGCCGAACGAGCCGCACCCGTCGCCGCCGACGCACCCGAACTGCCGCAGCACGCTGGCGCCGGCGATCGGCCCGGTGGTGGGGAAGCGCGCGGCGCTGGGTGGGCGCGTGGACGCCAAGACCGACTTCGACGCGTGGCTGCGCGGGCGCTCCGCCGCCGACCAGGACACCGTGCTCGGCAAGACGAAGGCAGCAGCCTGGCGCGAGGGCAAGCTGGCGCTGAGCGACATGGTCGACACGGCGCTCGGCCGGACGCTGTCGCTCGACGAGCTGCGGGCCGCCGGCAAGCTCTGAAAAATCGCAGCGAACCCCCCCGCTTGCCCTTGCACCGATCGGTAGACGGCCTCTCGCAACACCGAGAAACCCCGTCCCCCGATCGATTCCGACATGGCCAAGCTGAAGCTGCGCGTTCCGACTCTCGACGGGCTCCCCAAGGAGCTCTCGTCCTTCTACCGCCAGATGGATGGCGGTGGGTTCATCCTCGACCACGAAGACGACCCCGACGGCTACGGCATCGACAAGCTGCCGGCGATCCGCGGCAAGCTGTCCGAGCGCGAGCGCGACCTCGAGCGCCTGAACGCGAAGCTGCAGCGCTTCGCCAAGGCGGACGGCACGCTCTACACCGCCGAGGAGCTGCAGGCGCTGACGGCCCAGAACAGCGAGCTCGCCCAGGCGCTGGAGACCCTGAAGAGCAAAACGAAGACCGACGAGCAGAAGCTGCAGGACCTCGTCTCGCAGGCGAAGAAGCCGCTGGAGACCGAGCTGGCCAAGTTCAAGGCCGAGCGCGAGACCTACCGCACCCGCGTCATCCAGGCCGAGAAGGCGAGGATCATCGCGAAGGCGAAGTCGGTCCTGAAGCCGCTCCCCGAGTGGGAAGACGCGATCGAGGACGCGATCGCCCGCCGCCTCGACATCCGCGAGAAGGACGGCGGCGAGTTCGAGCACCTGATCGTCGAGGACGGCAAGCCGCGCATGTCGAGCCTGATGGGCAACGACGGCCCGATGCGCATCGACGAGTTCGTCAAGTCGAGCGACTTCCGCACCAAGTACGGCAAGTACCTCGCCGGCGACGGCAAGAAGGGTGCGGACGTCGGCGGCAACGAGCAGCCGGCCGGCGGCGAGGCGCGCCGTTCGGGTGGCAGCGGCGACATCGTGCTGCCGGCGGGCTACAGCCAGGCGCAGTTCGAACAGGCCTGGAAGCAGGCCAAGGAGAGCGGCGGCCAGGTGGTGTTCGCCGAGCAAGGAGGCCAGTCCGGTAGCTGACCGGACGACTGCCAGGCGTGACGACGGGCCGGAGAGACGGCAAGTGCCGCAATGCAGCTGCGCGAGGAATCCGCAGCGTGCCACGGTGCGACCGACAGGCCGGAAAGACGGCAAGCCCCGGAGAGGAATCCCGGTGCGGACCGCCCAGAGGAATCGGGCGGGGTGCGAGACGAAGCGAGCGCTGAACGCAGCCGCGCGAGGAATCCGCGGCGTGCCCCAGTTCCCGAGATCGACGCCAACGCGAAGCCGCGCACGAGCGCGCCGCGACACGCACACGACATCCGCAGGAACCAAGGAGGCCCCACGTGGCCAATCGTCTTCTCAACTACAGCCCGGAGTACTACGCCCGCACCGCCCTGATGTGGCTGCGCAACCGCCGCGGCATGCTGCCTCGCGTCTACCGCACGTTCGAGGACGAGCGTCGCGAGTTCAACCTCGGCGAGACCATCCGCATCCGCAAGCCGGCGACGTTCGTCTCGCAGGCGGCGCCGAGCTCCACCGCGCAGGACATCAAGCCCGGCACGATGGAGGTCAACCTCGACATCTATCGCGAGGTGAAGATCTCGGCGACGGACATCGAGACCGCCAAGACCGGCGAGCGCCTGATCAACGAGCACATCGGCCCGATGATCGACGCAATCGCCGACGACTTCGAGGCGCGCCTGCTCGCGTTGGCGGCCACCGTGCCGCACACCTACGACTTCGCCAACGACACCAACGTCGGCAAGAAGTACGCGGCCATGCGGCGCATCATGGTCGAGAACAAGGTGCCGAAGGGCGCGCGCATCGAGTACATGGCGTCGCCGCTGACGATCGAGCGGTCGATCGGTGCTCCCGAGTTCTCGCAGAACCAGGGTGCCGGCGACAAGGGCATCGACGTGCAGACGACCGGCGAGATCGGTCCGAAGTACGGCTTCGTGCCGTTCGAGTCGACGCTGTCGCCGGTGTTCGAGGGCGATGCGATCCTCTCGATCACGGGCACGAAGACGATCAGCGGCACCCCGTCGAAGAACGCGACCACCGTGTCGCTGAACACGTCGGCGGCGCAGACCGAGACCCTGCACCGGGGCGCGGTCATCGCGATCACCGACACCACGACCGGGATCACCGAGCGCTACACGCTCACGGCGGATGCTGCCCCGACGGGCAACAACTGGGTGAACGTGCCCATCAGCCCGCGGCTGCGTCGTGACCTCGGCGCGTCGTCGACGTGGAACGTCGTCTCGACGGTCGGCCTCGTCGGCACCGTGCCGACCTACCAGGCGGACCTCGCGTTCCACCGGAACGCGTTCGCCGCGGTGACGGTGCCGCTGCCGATGTACGACGAGGGCGGCATCAAGATGTACGTCGCCTCGGACCCGGACACGGGCCTGAGCGTGCGTGCTCGCCGCTTCGCCGATGGCCACGCGGCGACGCGGTTCGTCGTGCTCGACATGTGGGGCGGCGTCGCTGCCCTCGATCCGGATCTCGCGCTGCGCGTCTGCGCGCACTGATCCGTGACGTCGCCGGCCCGGTGCGAAGGCCTGGGCCGGCGGCATTCCCCTCCGACTGCTCCGCAACCCCAACCCCAGAACCTCCGTGACCAACGACCTCGTGCAACCCAAGTTGAACAACCTCATCCCCATGCAGGATCCGGCGGGCAACCGCTGCTTCGTGAACGCTTGGGACGTCGCCAACCGCAAGGCGGAAGGCTGGTCCGTCGTCGGCGACTTCGCCTTCCACACGTCCTCAGTCCGTGCGCCGGTCGAGCTGCTCGAGGGCAAGGGCGCCCCGGCGGCCGCGCCCATCGATCCGGCCGCCGAGCGCGCCCGCGTGAAGGCGATCGCTCGCGACGCTGACGACGAGCAGGAAGCGCTCGCCGACAAGCTGATCGCCGACGGCGTCCCCGAGGCGGACGCGCTGAAGGCGCTCGCCGCCGACCGCGCGGCCCGCAAGCCGAAGGCGGGCAAGACGAAGAAGGCCGACGCCGGCGAGGCGACCGGCGAGCCGCCGCAGGCCTGATCGACCACGTGAGGCCTCTCGTCGGGGGACGGGCAGGTCTCGGTGCACGCCCCGAATGGGGCACGGCCGGCGCGGCACACACCGCGCCGGCCACTTTTCCCCTCGCGCCCTGAGCCATGCCGAACACGCACTACTACGCCATCGTCGGGGACTCGCACGTCCGCGGCCGCCGCTTTCCGGCGCCGCTGACCATCGACCGCGTCTACGGCCAGCGCCTCGTCGTGGCCGCGCCGCCTTCGCCGCCGGTGCAGCTGAACACCATCGTGCGCGGCTCCGTCTCCGGCTCGATGGCGCGCGTCGTGCGCATCGTCAGCACGACGGAGTGGATCGTGGAGTCGCTGCCGGGCGTCAGCGGCTTTCCCGGATTCGCCTTCGCGCAGAACTACAACTTGGCGGGCTTCCCGCTGACCGGCGAGGCGCTGAACCTCGACACCGGCGGCACGGCGGTGCTGTCGTTCTTCGGGAACGCGCAGGACCTCCCTGGCGAGAACCAGTTCGCGCCGCTTCACAATGACCGCTGGCTGAACGACATCGTGCCGCCGGACGGCAGCGACTTCGTGTGGTGGGACGGCAACGCCAAGCCCTGCCAAACGGTCGAACTGACCTCGCTCACCGGCGCCTGGAACACCGGCGACCGCGTGCAGACGTCGGCCGGCGGCCAGTTCACGATCCTCTTCAAGTCGTCGCCGACCACCTGGGCGGTGGTGCGCAAGACCGGCGCCGCGATCGCGCCGAGCCAGACGATCACCAACCTGACCAACCCGGGCGGCACCGGCACGGTCGCGTCGGTCGCCGCCGACCCGGTGCGCGGCCAGTGGGTGCCGTTCACGCAGATGCCGAACGGCTCGGGCGTGAAGCCGGACAACGAGATCGTGCCCGACACGTCGTGGGAGTTCGCGCGCAACGGCAACGGCACCGACGGCGGCGAGGCAGGCATCGGCCCGGAGAACCGGCTGGTCCACCGCGCGTTCGAACGCTGGCAGCAGCAGCCCGAGGTCGACGACCGCGCGATCCGCGTGCTGACGTTCTCGTCGAACGACGGGCAGACCTTCCCCGATGGTGTGCTCGGCGGCGTCGCCGTGCAGGTGGTGAAGTGCTCGGGCACCTTCCCCGGAACCTGGATCCCCGGCGAGGTCGTCACCGGCCCTGGTGGATGGAGCGGCACCGTCATCGGGCACAGCGTCGTGCAGAAGATGGTGTTCGTGCACTCGACCAACGGCGCCACGCTGGGGTCGGGCACGATCACTGGCGCGCTGAGCGCGAGCACCGCGACCGCGACCGGGCCCGCCCTCGGATGGCAGCCGGGCAGCGCCTACTGGAACGCGTTCGTCGCGAAGAAGAACGAGGCGATGGCCTCGCCGGTGGCGCTGTGGACGAACGGCAGCGGCGTGCCGTCGCCGGCGCGCTGGGAGGGTGTCGCGCTGATGTGCTGGGAGACCGAGATCGCGGTGCACAGCAGCGTCTACGGCTGCCCGGTGCTGCCGACCGAGCTCGCCCAGAAGCAGTGGGTGAACCTGATCACCAAGCTGCGCGAGCACCTCGGCCGCGAGGACCTGCCGGTGGCGGTGTGGAAGCACCGCCTCGAGTCACAGCGTGGCGTCCAGTTCTTCGGCATCCCGATCTCGTTCTTCGTGCACCTGGCGATCGACAAGCTGCCCGACCTGCTGCCGAACGTCGTCGTCAGCGACTCGGCCGCCTACGAGATGGCGGCGCCGCCGGTAGCGACTGCCGACCCGAACCTGTGGCTGCAGACCGACGCCTACGTCTCGCTCGGCGACGACTTCTGGCGCGCGTTCGGCTTCGGCAACACGGTGGTGGAGCCCGCGAACTGGGTGCGCGTTCCGATCGTCTTCTACCTGGGGCAGAGCCAGGCGACCGGCTTCATGTCGGCGCAGCTGGCGATGACGCTCGACCTCGACCCGGTGCTGTGGCCGTCGACGACGTTCCCGGTGGGCGTCGGCGTCGACACGACCGACCCGAAGTGCCTGAGCTGGAACACGCGCACGCTGCAACTGCAGCCGATGCACGCCGGCGTCAACTGCAACGGCTTCTGGGGCACCGACCCGGCCACGTGCGGCAGCGAGGTCCCGATCATGGCGCGCTTCAAGATGCGCGTCTCCAACGACGAGTGGGAGAGCGACCGATGCATCCTGGCGAAGTTCACGGTGCCCGGCAGCGCGATCAACGCCAACGTGCCGAACGCGACCGCGGTGTGGGATCCGGACCTGACGACGCGGCCAGAGCTGACCGTGCCATGCACGATCACCGCACTGGCGGCGACCAGCAGCCTGCCGGCGCGCGGGCGCATCTCCGCGGCCGTCGGCACGTTCACTGCCGACATCTGGACGACGAACCTGTCGATCACCGTCGCCGGCTCGGCGCTCGGTGTGCTCGGCGTCGGCGGCAACAACACGCGGCCCTACGCCGTGCAGGTCATCCGCGACCGCGCAGCCGACGGCTCGTGGATCGAGGTCGTCGGCCCGTTCGTCACCGAGCCCAGCATCACGCTGACGCTCACCGCCGGCCCGCCGCCGATCTTCCCGGAGCTTCGCCGCCAGGTGGACGCGCTGTGGGCGGCTTGCGCCGCGAACCGGATGATCCCCGACCCGCGCGTGGTGATCTGGGAGCAGGGCGAGAGCGACCTCGGCTTCCAGGAGAACCGGCTCGTCGACGAATACGAGGCGGCGCTGCGGCGCTTCTGGGCGGCGCTCGAGCCGCTGCTCGGCATGCGCGGCAAGAGCGAGAACCCGATCGCCAAGTGCCTCGTGATGACGACCGAGCGCACGCCCTGGGCGGTGCCCGACGACGACGTGCGGCAGCTGCGCGAGATCCAGGCGCGCGTCGGCAACGAGCTGGCCAACTGCGTCGTGGTCGACCCGAGCAAGCTGGCCCTCGAGTACGGCGGCTACCCGAACCCGCGCACGCGCCTGCAGAACGGCGTGCACTTCACCGGCCGCAGCATGATCACCAAGGGGTTCATGATCGACGCGGCGCTGGGCACGCTGGGGCCGTCGAAGGGCATCCCCGAGCACCCGAAGGGCGAGCTCGACGGCTCGTTCTTCGGCGCCGTGAACGGCGGCAGCGACGGCCTGGCGGCGCCGACCGCATTGACGTTCATCGGCGGTGCTGCCGCGTTGGCGCTCGGCGCCCCGGTCACCGGTGGCCTTGTCGTCGAGGACGGCAGCGGCGTCGACAACGCCGAGAGTCTGTGCACGGTCGAGGAGTTCCAGGAGTTCTGGGACGCCAACAACGCGTCGGCGGCGATCACCAACGCGTCGGAGGTCCGCATCGCCGCGGCGCTGCGGCGGGCGACGCGCGAGTGGATCCTCGGCGTCTGCGGCAACCGCTGGCGCGGCCGCATCCAGTACCTGAACCAGCGCCTGCCGTTCCCGCGCTACGGCTGCTACGACGACGACAACCGCCTCGTGCCGACGGGCAGCATCCCGTGGCAGCTGGTGCACGCCACCTGCCTCGTCGCCGGGCACCTGATCGAAGGCGGCTCGGTGCTCGCGAACGGTGTCGCGCAGGGCGCGATCACCCGCGAGACGAAGAAGGGCGTCGGCTTCGAGAAGACCATCGAGTACGCCGAGCCGGCGAGCGGCGGCGGCAGTGGCGTCACGCGCCTGCGCGCCGCGGAGGCGCTGGTCGCCACCTTCATGTCCGGCAACAGCGGCGGCAACGCGGTGGGGCGGTCGTGACGCTCGGTCAGGAGTTCGCGGACTTCGCCGCCGAGCTCGTCGAGGGCGAGTTCGGCTGCACGCTGCAGTGGCGCAGCGTCACCCGCACCGAGAACCGCGCGACCGGCGCCGTCACCGAGGCGTCGGCGACCTACACCATCCGCGCCGCGATCACCGACCCGGTGCGCACGCGGCTGTTCGGCGAGTCGACGCTGCAGAAAGCGCGCAGCGCGGTGCTGCTGCTGCCCAGCGTACCGTTCGTGCCGGCGGTGCTCGACCAGGTAGAGATCACGCCCGGGCGCTGGCTCGGCGTCGTCGACGTGAAGGAGATCCTCGGCCCCGGCGAGGGTGGCCCGCCGGTGCTGATCGCCTACGCGGCCGCGCTGGGGGCGACGTGAGCCCGAAGGAGTACGCGAGCTACCTACGGAAGCAGGCGCAGGTCATCCCGGAGGCGGTGGTGATGCCGTCGTTCCGGCGCCGCGCGTTCAAGGTGCTCGAGCTGGCGATCCAGAACACGCCGGTCAACTTCGGCAACCTGCGCAACGGCTGGCACCTGACGATCGGCGCGCCGAGCAAGGAGGACCGCGCCGGCGGCAAGTCGGCGGCCGGCGTGCTGTCGGCGGGGAAGGCGGTGATCGAGAAGCTGCGCTTCGGCCAGGGCCTCTGGATCCAGAACAACGTGCCCTACGCGCGCGTCTACGAGGACGGGCTGTTCCAGCCGCCGGACCCGGGGCCGAGCAAGGCGACGCACGTGCCGAAGTCGCGGCGGAAGCGCGTCGCCGGGACGATCCTGATCTCGGGCGGGTTCCACGTCAGCGCGCCGAACGGCATGCTCGCCGACGCGGTGCAACAGGTCGCCGAGCTGGCGCGGGCGGGGCAGCTGTGACGGTCGCGGCGGTCGAGAACGCGCTGCGCGTCGCCGCTTCGAATTGGGCCGGCAAGAACGGCTTCGCCTTCGCGTGGGACAACGGCCCCGTGGTCGACCCGACGACGGTGCCGACGCTGGTCTGGTCGTTCCAGGTCGCCGACGACGCTCCGCGCACGATCGGCACGGTGGTGTCGCGAGGCTTCGCCGTGGGCACCGTCTACCTGCCGGCCGGCCGCGGGGCATTCGCGCTGCTGCAGGTCGCCGAGAACCTTCGCGCCACGCTCGCAGGGGGCGTGTTCGGCGGCGGCACGGTCGAGCCCGACGTACAGATCGGCCCCGTGCAGCGCGACGGAACGAGCGTCGTCGTCGACGTGTCGTTCCCGTGGGAACTGGACGAGGCGCGCCGGATCGTCGGGCCGATCGGGCCGCAGGGCGAAGCGTCGGCGTCGCTTGCCTACCAGGCGTTCCGCGAGCGCTGGGATGCGCTGGTGCGGCAGCCGCTCGGCCTGCGGTCGTTCTTCGACGACTCGCCGCCAGACGCCACGCTGGCGCCGCCGTGGTGCTTCGCGAGCTGGCGCACGCTGGCGCCGGTGCAGCTCGAGGGCGGGCTGCAGCGCGTGCCGGGGCGCGTCATCGCGGCGCTGAACTACCCGCAGGCCACCGGCGTGCAGGCAGCGAACACCGCCGCACTGGCAATCGAGAACGCCTTCCATCAGTGCACCGTGCGGGGCGTCGTCTTCGGGACGCCATCCACCAATCGCGTGGGACGCACACCGCTGAACACCTGGCAGACCAACGTGCGGCTGCCCTTCCACTACGACGTGAGGATCTGACCGATGGCCGTGAAGAAGAACATCACCCTGGGCTACTACAAGGAGGGCGCGAACAAGGCGGCGCCCAACTTCACCAACACGGCGGGCAACCGCCTGCGCCTGCTGCGCCAGGTCAACTCGGACCTCGGCACGAACCTGCAGAGCGACCGTTCGAACGAGATCCGCAACGACGGGCAGGTCTCGGGCAGCGTGACGACCGGTGCCTCGGCCGGCGGCACGATCAACGGGCTCTACAGCCTCGACACCTACGACGACTACCTCGCGTCGATTCTGTGGGCCGCCGACGTCAACGACGCCGGCACCGGGCGCGAGGACGGCTGGCGCCAGGGCGGGTTCACGCCGCTCGCCGACATCCTCGCGATCGCCGGCACGGTGACGTTCCAGATCGCGGACGGCTCGTTCAACGGCACGTTCCTGCGCGCCCCTGCCGCCGGCGAGCGCATCTTCGTGCGCGGCTTCGGCAACAAGAACCTCGACACCGTCTGGGTGGTCGCCGCGGGCGCCACGACGTCGAAGATCATCGTCGAGAACGACACAGGCATGGCGACGGTGGCCGACTACGCGGGCGTCGCGGCGAACGTCGCGGCGACCGCTGTCACGATCACGCCGGTGAAGGGCTACACCCGCGCCGGCACGTTCCAGCGGCCGTTCGGTCTGGTGCCGATGTACTCGGACACCGAGGCCGCGGGCACCGCCGGCGTCACCGGCCTGAACGACGTCGACTGGGCGCTGATCCGCAAGAGCATCCCGACCGGCATCCAGATCGCCGTCGCGCCGGGCACCGCCGGCATGACGATCAGCATCCCGTTCCTGTCGTCGGACGAGGTCGTCATCGAGGACGCCACGTCGGCCTCGAACCAGAGCGCGTTCCAGATCACCAACTGGGACGAGATCGAGCCGCTGAACAGCAACCCGCTGACCAACGCGATCCAGAGCGTGCTGATGGTGCGCCTGCGCAAGGTCGGCGCGGCCGTCACCACGGCGACGCGCGTCGACCCGCAGTCCTTCAACATCAACGTGACCAACGGCTCGACCGAGGTCACGGCGACGCGCAACCTGGGCGCGATCGAGGTCATCGGTCCGGCGGTCGGTGCCACGATCGCGCTGTCGCTGCTCTACGTCGACCCGACCTTCCACAAGGCGATGATCGCCGAGGACCGCTACGAGGTGGAGATCGCGTTCGGCGACTCGGACGGCAAGGCGCAGCTGTGGCGCTTCCCGCGCAACAAGATCACGAGCCAGCGCCCGAACCCGGGTCTGAACCAGCCGGTGCTGCAGTCGCTGAACTGCGACAGCGAGCCGGGCGGCGCGGGTTTCATCGGAACCGGGCGCACGATCGAGATCCTGAGCAACTACCTGCGCGCCGTCTGAGCGCTACTCGCGCTTCAAGAAGTCCCAGAAGGTCTTGGCGGCGCCCTGCAGCTGCAGCTCCATCCTCTTCAACGCGAGCTCCGCCTCCTTGGCCTTGTTGGCCGCGGTCTGGATCTCAGCGTCGCGCAGCCTCATCGCCTGGGCAACTTGGTCCTTCTGGAGCTGGTTTGCTGTCTCCCTCGCTGCCTTGGTGGCGGCTGCATTCGCCTCCTCCAGTTTCGCGGCTGCCGTGTTGATGTTCCCCGCCTCGGCATAGAGGGAGAGGTCGGAAAGGCATGCGTAGATCGTGTAGCGCTCAGTTGGTAGGACCAAGCCTTGGATGATCCTGGTGCGAATCTCGGCGCGGTCCTTCT